ACGTGCCCTTCCTGCTCAAGGCCGACCAGCTCGGTCACTACGGGCCTATCGCGCTGGCGAGCAAGGCGATCCAGTTGGCCATCGCGATGAACGACTATGCAAGCACGTTCTTCGCCGGCGGTGGCGTGCCGCCGCTGTCGATCTCGGGACCGCTGCCGGAAGGCGAGACGGCGCTGAAGCGGGCTCAGGCCGATATCGAGCGCTCGGTCCAGCTGGCTCGATCGAGCGGCAGCCCGATCGTTCCAATCCCTGCCGGCCACAAGCTTGAGCCAGTCGGCATCGACCCCGCCAAGGGGCAGATGACTGAGGCGCGGCTGTTCCAGATTCAGGAGATCGCGCGCGCCTGGCAGATGCCGCCGGCCTTCCTGCAGGATCTCAGCAAGGGCACCTTCGCCAATGTCGAGCAGCAGGACTTGCATCTGGTCAAGCACTTGATCGGCCAGTGGGCCAAGGCGCTCGAGGCGCAGATGACGCTGAAAATCTACGGCCGCACGCGTGCCGCCGACCACTATGTCGAGCACAATCTCGACGGGCTGCTGCGCGGCGACTTCAAGAGCCGGATCGACGCCCTGGCGCGCGGCATCCAGACCGCGCAGCTCACGCCTGACGAGGCGCGCGCTCTTGAGAATCGACCGAAGCACGCGAACCCCGCCGCCGGCGAGCTGCTGGTGCAGGGCGCCACAGTCGTGCTCGGCCAGCAGCCCGTGCTGCCTGCACCGAAAGAGGACAAGACCGATGACGATACCCAGTCCTGAAACCGAACGCCGCTCGCTCGTTGTGCCGGTGGAGCGTCGGGCCGACGACGCCGGCACGGTGACGGTCGCGGGCTATGCGGCCGTGTTCGGTGCCACCGCCGATATTGGCGGCTATTTCCGCGAGGTGATCGCGCGCGGTGCCTTCACGCAGACGCTCAAGACCGCGGATGCGCGCGCCTATTTCGATCATGATCGGGGGCGGGTTCTGGGTCGGTCCTCGGCCGGCACGCTGCGCCTCAAGGAGGACAGCAAGGGTCTCGCCGTCGAGATCGACCTGCCGGACACATCGGACGGCCGCGATGTCGCGGCGCTGGTGGAGCGCGGCGACATCACGGGGATGAGCTTTGGTTTCTCGGTGCTGCGCCAGGAGTGGGACGAGACCAGCGATCCGCCGACGCGGACAATCCACGAGGTCGAGCTGCTCGAGGTCAGCATCGTGTCCGAGCCGGCCTATGAGGGCACGTCGATCGCGCTGCGCTCGCTGGAGGCTGCCCGGCAGGAGCGGCACAAGCACCCGGCGCATCAGCGGATCGAGGCGCGCCGCGCGCTGATGGAGCAGCGCATTCGCGGCATCGCTTGAGATTTCCCCGGCTTCGCCGGAGGTGGCACGGCAAGCATCCCGCTTCCGGCCCTAACCGCCCGCTTTCGCGGGCTTTTTCACGCGCTCACACAGGAGAGATATCCATGAGCAAGAAGGAACTGCAGGAGAAGCGGGAGAAGCTGGTTGTCGATGCCCGCGCCGCCCTCGAAGAGATCACCAAGAACACCGATGAGGCGCGCGCCGCGGAACTGGACAAGCGCCACGACGACATCATGGCGGAGTTCGACAAGGTCGAAGCGCTAATCGCGCGCGAGGATCGTGTCGCCGCGGCCGAGAAGGTGGCGGAGGAAGCCCGCGCCAAGCGTCGCCCGAACCCGGGTGACGATGACACGGGTGGTGCCGACGATCCCGACAAGCCGATTGCCTATCGCGACGCCTTCCATCGCTATGTGCAGGTGGCTGGCGACCTGTCGCAGCTTAGCGATGAAGAGCGGGCGGCCCTGCGCGCCGGCGTGGCGCCGAGCGAGGCCCGTGCCCAGACCGTCGGCACCCCGGCCGCCGGCGGCTACACTGTGCCGACCGAACTCAGCAACCAGATCATCAAGTCGATGGCGGCCTGGGGGCCGATGTACGACGAGGATATCTGCACCGCGATCAACACGGCGAGCGGTCACCCGATCGACATCCCGACGATCAACGACACTGCGGTGCCGGTGGCACAGCACACCGAGGCCGGAGCGGTCACCGACGACGGCGGCTCGGATGCGACATTCGGCAAGAAGACGCTGAATGCCTTCGCCTACGACACCGAATGGGTGCGCTTCAGCTGGGAGCTGGCGCAGGACTCGATCTTCAACTTCGAGACCTTGCTGGGTGGTTTGCTCGGCGAGCGCCTCGGGCGTCGCGCCAATACCGAGTTGACCGTCGGCGACGGCACGGACGATCCGAACGGCATCGTCACCGCCTCGTCGCTGGGCAAGACGGCCGCGGCGGCTGCGGCCCTGACCTATGACGAGATCATCGATCTCGTGCATTCGGTCGACCCCGCCTACCGCACCTCGCCCAAGGCGCGCTTCATGTTCAACGATCTGACGCTGGGCGTGCTGCGCAAGCTGAAGGACGGCGAGGGCCGCTACATCTGGACGATGGGCGACGTGACCCAGGGCGTGCCGGGCAACATCCTCGGCTACCGCTACTCGGTCAACCAGGCGATGGATGGCGTGGCTACGGGCAAGAAGTCGATGATCTTCGGCGACTTCTCGAAGTACTTCGTGCGCAAGGTCGGCGGCATCGTGCTGTTCGTCGCGCGCGAGCGCTTCGCCCCGGACATCGGCCTTCTCGGGTTGGTCCGGCTGGACGGTGAGCTGGGCGATACTGCGGCCGTCAAGCACCTGCTGCAGCCCTGATCCATGGGGCGGGGCTCCCGCCCCGCCCTCCCTTTCTAAATGAGCGGAGACAGGCATGTTTACGACCAAGGTTTACAAGGCGCTCGGTGGCAATGAGCTTGTCGTCGACAGCGGCGGCAAGATCACCATGAAGCCGGGCAGCACGCTCGACATCGAGGGCGAGATCACGCAGTCGGTCACCTTCGATGCGGACTATTTCACCGTCAGCGACGGCGAGGTGACGCTCAAGTCCGAAGTGGCGGCGCTGCTCACCATCGTCGACAATATCCCGACGGCGGACCCGGCCGACGACGGCGTGACCATCTGGAATGACGGTGGGGTCCTCAAGGTCTCGGGGGCGAGCTGATGCGGGTGCGGATGCTCACCGGCTTGTCCGGCCCGGCCTATTCACTTGCGCGCGGTGACGAGCGCGAGTTCTCCGACGCCGAGGCGATCCGGTTGGTCGAGGCTGGCTATGCCGTGCCCGTGGCCGATACCGGCCGTGAGACTGCTACCAGGCCGGCGCCGCCGGAGAAGCGCGAGCCATTCGGCGGCAAGGGCGATCATGACGGCGACGGCAAGGTGGGCGGTGCCAAGCCGCCTGTCCGCAAGAAAGCTGCGTCGAAGGCGCGCGGCTGATGAGCATCCGCGTCACCAGCATTGGCGCCGTCACGGCCGAGCCGGTGACGCAGGCCGACGCGCGCACGCAATGTCGGATCGTGTCGAGCGACACCAGCTTCGACACCCAACTCACCCGGCTTATTGCGGCGGCGCGCGACCACGTCGAAAAGTACTGCGCCATGCGCTTTGCCGAGCGTACCATCACCATGCGCGCCGACAGCTTCGTCGATCTCGCGACCCTGCCGGAAGCGCCGCTGAAAGCGGTCACCAGCATCACGTATCGCGACCCGGCGGGCAACGAACAGACGCTGTCGGACACGGTTTATGAGCTCGGCGGCGATCGGTTCTCGCCTGCCATTGTCCTCAAGGACGGTCAGCAATGGCCGGAGGGAACCGCGATCGGGATTGCGGTCGTCTCCGGCGGTGGCGTGCCGGAGGGTGTCGCCCACGCGATGCTGATGCTGGTCGCGCACTGGTTCGCCGTGCGGGAGGCCGTCAATGTCGGCAACATCGTTAGCCAGGTGCCGATGGCCGTCGAGGCCCTGCTCAGCAATGAACGTCGGTGGGGCTAATGCGCGCGACCGGACGAGAGTGGCTGCTGACGATCGAGCGGGCGGCGCGCACGCGCAACGGCCTTGGCGAGATTGTCGAGACATGGGCCGCCCTCGCCCAGGCCTGGGCGGATAGACGCGATGTGTCCGACAGCGAGCGGGTAGCCGCGGCGGAGGTTTCGGCGACCATCACCACGCGCTTTGTGTTGCTCTGGTCGCCTGCCTATGCCGACCTCAACCCGAAGGACCGACTGATCTGCGACGGCCGCACGTACGACATTTGGGGTGTCAAGTATCTCGGCCGCAACGACGGACTCGAAGTCACGGCCGCGGCGAGGGCAGACTGATGCGGGGGCCGAAGATGACCGTATCCGTCGACGGGCTCGCCGAGCTCGACGCCAATCTGGGCCATCTCACCAAGGCCACGGCGCGCAACGTACTTCGCAAGGTGCTGACCAAGGCCGGCCAGCCGATAGCCGAGACGATGCGGCGCCTCGCGCCCGACGATCCCAAGACCGGAGCACCCGATCTCAAGACGTCTATCGCCGTGTCCCCGAAACTCAAGAACAAGGTCGGGCACAAAGAATATTCAGACACGCTGGCTCTCGGCGGCACCAAGGCTGAGGCCGTCCAAGCCCTGCGCGATGCACGTCGCGCCGGCGGCGGCAGTTTTGCAGAGGTCTACGTGGGCCCCGGCAAGGGCGGCGCGCATGGCGTGCTGCAGGAATTCGGGACGGTCAATCATGCTCCCCAGCCTTTCGCTCGCCCCGCTTGGGAGCAGCACAAGGGCGAAGCGCTTGAGATCATCAAGGCCGAACTCGGCGGTGAAATCCGGAGGGCAGCCCAGCGTGCGGCGCGCCGCGCGGCCCGGAAAGCGGCGAAGGCGAAGGCGTGATGGAAACCGATCTGGTCGCGCTGGTGGCCGGCGACACCGCGCTGTCCGCCCTGGTCGGGACACGCATCGCGTGGAATGCTGTGCCGCAGGGCGAGGCCGATCCGAACATCGCGCTGTTCCAGGTGGTGAGCGGCGCCGGCTACACCACTCATGGCGCCGACGACCTGCAGCGCACGGTCGTCCAGGCCAACATCCGCGCGCTGACCTACACATCGGCACTCGCGGTGCGCGATGCGCTGCGCGCACGTGTGTCGGGCTATCGCGGTCGCGTCGGCGCCACTCAGTTTGGCGGCATCTTCATCCGCGCGGAGCGGCATCGCTCGGAAAAGCCGAACGACATTCTATTCCACCAGATACAGGTGGATATCGAAATCTGGTCGCGCTCCGCGGCCTGACCCCAATCGCAGCAAAGGAGACTCCCATGCCTGCAACAGAGGCCCGCATCGGCTATGGCTCGGTGTTCGAGATGGCCACCGAGGAGGCGCCGGCGGCATTCACCGCCCTCGGCGAAGTGATCAATATCGACCCCGGCGACGACGAGGACGAAAAGGTCGAGGCGACGCACTATCAATCGCCCGGCAAGGTGCGCGAATATATCCCGGGGCTGACGACGCCGGGGACGTGCACGATCGAGGGCAACTATGTGCCGGGCAGCGCCACCGACCTGTCGCTGATGGCGGCGCGCGGCAAGCGCAATGTCGGCCGCATCACGCTGCCGAATGGGGTGCGCAAGACCTTTCCGATCGTCCGCAGCGGCTACACCACGGCGATCCCGCTCGACGATCGCATGACCTTCACGGCGAGCTTCCAGCGGGCCGGCGAGACGGTGACGGACACGGCGACGCTGCCCGTCAATGGTGTGGCGCCGGCGATCTCGGGCGAACTGGAAGAGGGCGAGACGCTGACCGCCTGGCCCGGCGTGTGGGCGCCGTACGGCACCTTCGGTTATCAGTGGAAGGCGGATGGCGACGACATCAGCGGCGCCACGGTGGCCACCCTGCTGCTCGCCGAGGCGCATGTGGGCAAGGCCATCAGCGTCGTGGTCACCTGCACGAATAGCGCGGGCAGCGCCTCGGCGACGAGCGCCGAGAGCGTCGATGTCGTGGCGGAGGGCGCTTGATCATGGCCAATCCGATCCGTGGCGAGGCGCCTCTCGTCGTCGACGGCACGCGCTATACGCTCCGCCTCAGCGCCAATGAGATCGTGGCGCTCGAGGCGGCGATGGAGCTCGGCATCACCCAGATCGCCGCCAAGCTGGCGGATGGCGCGCAGATGCGCCTCGGCGATTGGCGGCTGGTGCTGCACGCGGCCCTGCGCGCCCATCATGCCGATATCGACGAGGACGGCGCCGGCGATCTCATCACGGCCGCCGGCGTGCCTGCCGTCATTGCCGCTCTCGGCCAGGCCATGTCGTCGGCCTTCCCCGCGCCGGAGGATGCCCGCCCTTCTCCGGCAGCGAGATCGGGTGGGACTGGGAAGGCCTCCTGATCTCGTATGTCGCGCTCTATCCGGCCGACGCCGATGGCTTCTGGCGCCGGACGCCGCGCGAAATCTTCCTGCTGCTGCGCGCGGGCACCGAGCGGCTCGAGCGCGAGCACAATGAGCGCATGAGCCTTGCCTGGCACGTCGCGGCGCTGCCGCGCGGCAAGCGCTTTCCGACGCTCGACAAGCTGCTGGTCGGCCAGCACAAGCGCCGGCCGCGCCGGCAGGACCCCAAGGCGCTCGAAGCGCTGCTCATGACATGGTGATGTGATGCCCGGAGTCGGAAATGCCGTGATCGGCGCCCTGCGCGTCAATCTCGGGATCGACAGCGCCGAATTCGAGACGGGCGTGAAGCGCGTCCAGGGGCAGCTCGGCGGTATCGGCAAGGCCTTCGCCGCGCTGGGCGGCACCGCCATCTTCGCCGGCTTCATCGCCGGGCTGGGCGGTGCGGTAAAGCGGCTCGAGGAGACGCGCAAGCTCAGTGCCCAGCTCGACCGGGCGCTCGCCAATACCGGCAATGCGGCGAAGACCAGCGCCAAGGAGGTCGAGGCCTTCGCCGACAAGCTGGAGCGGCGCACCGGCCGAGCCGCTGAAGAGGTGCTGGCGATCGGCGCGAATCTCGCGACCTTCGACTTCGGGCGCGAGGCGTTCTTCCGCGCGATCGAGCTGGCCGACGACATGGCGGCCGCCTGGGGCGGCGATCTCAAGCAGAATATCGAAGGCCTCGGCCGCGCCCTGGCGGAGCCCGAGAAGGGCCTCGCCATGCTGGTCAAGCGCGGCATCACCTTCGACGACCAGCAGAAGGCCCAGATCGCCAACTTCATGAAGGTCAATGACCTGGCCGGCGCGCAGGGCGTGATCTTCGAGGCCCTCGAGGGGCAGGTGAAGGGCGTGGCCGAGGCCGGCTTCAGCGGCCTCACCAGGGCTTCAGCCAATGCCTGGAAGGCCGTCGAAGACCTGTTCGAGGGCATGGCCTCCGGCCTGCAGGTCGCGCCGGCGCTTGAAATGGCGCTGACCGGCGCGGCGGCTGCCATCGACCTCATCACCGCCAATCTCGACACAATCGGCAAGGTCGCGACGGTGGCCGGCGTGGCGCTTGGCGTGGCGCTGGGACCGACCGTTTGGGGATTGATGTCGGCGGCCGCCGTCAGCTTCGGAAAGACGGTCAAGGACGTGATGCTCGGGATCCGCACTGCGATCAATGCAGCGAACCCGTTCGCCTTGATCGCAACCGCACTGGCGGCCGCCGTGACGGCCGCGTTCGTGTTTCGCGACCAGATCAAGCGGGCCATCGGCGTCGATGTCGTCGCCATCGCGAAGACGGTCGGCAATGTGCTGATCCGCACCTTCGACCTCGCTTTCCGCAACGTGGCGACGATCTGGGGCAGGTTGCCGGCGGTGCTCGGCGACATCGTGATGTCCACCGCCAATGCGGTGGTCGGCGGCATCGAAGCGATGATCAACGGCGCCATCGATCTCATCAACGGGTTTACGAGAGGTGCGCGCGACGCGCTTGGCGCCGTTGGGCTCGAGGTCGGTGATATCGGCGGCGTTGAGATCGGCGAGGTCGACAATCCCTGGAAAGGCGCGCTCGGCGGCCTCGGCGGCCAGCTGTCCAAGAATGCGGCTGACACGAGTACGATCGACTATATCGGCCAGGTCACATCGGCGCTCACCGGCATGTGGACGAGCGGCGAGGACGCGGCCGCCGCTGTCGTCAAGGGCTTTGGAGACATCTCCGGCGCGGCCGGCGCAGCCGGCGGCGCGATCAGCGAAAAGATGCAGGGCGCACTCGACGCGCTGCGGCAATCGCTGATGACCGAGGAGGAGGCAGAGCTCGCCAGCTATCAGAAGCGGCTGGCCCAGATCGAGGAATTCTACGCGGCCGGTGCCATCCTCAAGGCCGAGTACAATGACCTGAAGGAGCGCGCGGAAGAGCAGCATGGCGAGCGCATGAAGGCCCTCGCCGAAAAGCAAGTCGAGGAAGAGCGGCGTATCCGCGAGCAGAGTATCGGCGGCGTTGCCAGCATCATGGGCTCCATCAGCTCGTTGCTCGAAAGTTCTGGCGCAAAGAACCTCGCGATCACGAAGGCATTTGCCGTAGGCGAGGCAGTGGCGAATACAGCGCTCGGCATCACCAAGGCGCTCACCCTTCCTCCGCCTGCGAGTTGGATACAGGCAGGAGCCGTCGCCGCGTCCGGGGCCGCACAGATCGCGACGATCCTCAGTGCGTCGAAAGGCACCGCCACCCGGCCCGGCATCTCGTCGGCCAACGTAGCGGCGGCGCCGCAGGCGCAGCAGGGCAGCGCGCTCAATCTCACGATCAGGGGCTCGGGCATGATGAGCGTCGACGACTTCGCCTCGCAGCTCACCAAGGGCATCGCCGACGGCGGCTATCAGCCTCTCATCAATGTCATCCGGGCTGCCTGATGCTGTATCTCTCGCCCGCCCTGGTCCTGGCGCCTGCTGCCTATGCCGGGCTCGCCAACCCCGTATTTTGCTGGCGCAATGTCGTCGACGTGGCCTCGGTCGCAGCCGACAGCGAGGACGCGGACTATCCGGCAGTCAACCTCGCAAATCCGCAGACAAGCTCCGTGTGGAAGTCCGAAACGACCGACGAACAGTACATCACGGTGGCGGTCGCCAGTGACGAGCCGGTCGACTATGTCGGCGTGGCGCGGCACAATTTCGGGTCAGGACAAATTGCCGTCGCGGTCGAGGTGAAGACGGCCGAACCGGGTGCCGCATGGGAGGAAGTCGCGTCGCTCGTGCCCGGCGACGACAGCCCGCTGCTGATCATGCTCGAAGCGGGATTTTACATCGGTGTCAGGCTCAAGCTGACACCTGACGAGGTGCCGCCGCAGGCCGCCGTGCTGCAGGTGGGCAAAGCGCTTATCATGCCACGCTCGACGCCGGCCGGCTTCGTGCCGCTGCCCGATGCGCTTGAGCGCGAGACGTTGACCGGCATCGCTGAAAATGGCGACTTCCTGGGAGACATCGTCACCTCGGAGCGGCTGAGCACCACGGTCAGCTTCCAGCTGCTCGGCGGCGATTGGTACCGGGAGAGCATGCGCCCGTTCGTGCAGGCTGGAGCCCCGTTCTTCTACTGCTGGTCACCCGCGCAATACCCGGGCGAAGCGGGGTTCGCCAAGTTCGAGGCGGTGCCGCAGGGCGAAGTCAATCAGTGGCGGGGCGAGATGGACGTCACGCTGAAGCTCATCGGGCTCGCGCTCTGATGTATCACGACGGCTGTACGGCGGGACCGCTGAGCGACTGGCTCGACGGGCTGATCGGCGCGTGCTGCGACGCGCACGATCTCGCGCTCGACCATTCCACCGATCTGGGGACGTTTCTCATGGGCAATTGGGATTTGCTGGCCTGCGCCTGGCAGGTGCAGCCATGGCTGGCCGTGGTGGTGTTCCTCGCCGTTTCGGGACCAGTCGGGCTCGCGCTCTACCGGTGCGGTCCGAAGCGAAAGGCGGAGCCGATCGTGATCACCCTGCGGGGCTCGGGGATGATAAGCGTCGACGAGGTCGCCGACGCGCTCGCCGAAAGCATCAGAGATGGCGGTCACCGCAAGCTGGTGGACGCGATCCGTGATGAGGTGTCGCCGGAGCCGCGCGACTGATGGTCCCTCGCAAGTGGCTCACCTTCGTCGAGATCGACTTGCCGGTCTGCGCGCTGAGCTACGGCGTGGCGCCGTGCACTGCCGCGCTCGGCGTGACCGGCGAAGCGCGCTGTTTCAACAGCGTCGGCACCTGCCAGGATCGCGAGAATTATGCGGAGACCAGCATCCCGCTGCGCTTCGTCCAGGATACGGGCTAT